CGCGGAGTAATCCGCGCCGATGCGAAGAGCAGGAAGTCATTTCCTATTCAGGCATCTATGTAGCTTAAGTGCTATATGGTGCGTTTGGTGTTACTAAGCGCGTTTGGATAAGGAATTGGCTCCCCCATGGTGAGCCTGTGGGACTGGCTAGGAGTTGGACTTAACATGGATACTTACTCTGTAAAGAGTAGGATCAAGTTAACTTAGGTTAGGCCGTAGCCTAAGGAGTCTAACGCGAAGGTTGCTAGCAATAGTAACTGGAGCCATTGGAGACTCAGTAGAAATACTGATAACCTTTCCTTGAAGCTAACCTATACTGCGGTTTAATCGTGGTATAGAGGCGTGTAAAGGGAGCTACTTATGGTAGTTCTGAGGCAAATAATGAACCTCAGAGGGCAACCCCATGACTGGAAGTCAAGGAGTCTCCTCGCAGTGATGCGAACCCTAGATCCAACGGATCTCCCACAGTGTCTCTTGGTCCCTTACGGAGCGATAGAGCTACAGAGAGTTTTCTTCTGAAAGGAAGATGGAATCAGATCTCTAGGAGTCTAAAGGGGTTTAATCCTAATAGACAATAAGAGAAATGAGAAAACCTTGAGCAATCAAGGGGGTCTCTTCGATGCTTGACGTTGCCGTTTGGCAACCAAAAATACCCTTCTCGGGTAGAGCATACCAATGCGACCTGCAGCCGTCTGCTCCTAGGAGCAGAACGGGAACTGAAGGGTTAATGGGAATAACTTCCAGAAATAGAAATATTTCTTATGCGAAACATTAGATCTCTTTACAGAGCTCTAGTACCGCACACATTAACTTGGTCCTTCTGTGTAAAAGCAGAAGCAAAACTAGCGGGACTCCTGTTAAGGATACTTCCGTTAGTCTTTGGGCATCTAACTCTCTCGAATGTGAAGGTTGTTTGGGGTTACGCCAAGGAGGTCGCAAAAATGTATCGAGCGATGGGGTCTCGAGGTACGGCGATTTATCTGAAAGCCTGTTATATTGTTACTCAACATATAGCGGGTGGGATGAAAGATCAAAGTCCTTGGGCCCTGGGCGCAAATATTGCGAGAACTCGCTTTGGGATACCTAGAATTATCAATCGGCGGCATCGCCAGTCTCTTGAGAGAGGCGATGTTGGTACGATTCGGCTTTGGCTTTCCCTCTTCTCTTTATACAGAGTATTAGAGTTTAAAGGATCGCTGAAGCTGAAGACTATTACTGAACCTGGGAAGAATATTTCCATGTTCATGCCGAGGTGGGAATTCTGGGTCCCTATCTTTTATGAGAAGATTCGGCTGATTACCGATGACCCATTTAAGATGGATCTTCAGAAAGATCTGTGGCCGGGTTTTATCCCTTTTATACGGAAGGCCTCACCGAATTCGGGAGGTTTCTCGGCAGTAATGTCGATTCCGTGGGATGTGGCCCTATTCGGGTCGCATCTTGGCATGCAGACGATCCTGCTGGATTGGCTGAAGGCCGTAGATGGGTTAGAATTGATCTGGGGTTTAAAGGCTTTGTGGAAGCTTATTGGAGTTAAGGCGGAATTCGCTTTTAAAGAATTCACTAAACATGAATTTGGATCTAATGAGTGGAACGCAAAGTGGAGATCAGCCCGCTTCCTGGACCGTGGTCCAGAAGCAGGTCCTTTACTCCCCGGGGAGGAGCCAGATGTTTCGCCTCTTTATTATTTGATGAAACGGGATCTGCCGACGGCAGATATGAGTCCCGAGGCCCGACGGGCATCTTTGCTCAATTGGTATATCAAATATAATTGGGGGAAACCGCTCTGGTTCGGCCGGCTAGGGTTCAAAGAAGAACCAGGTAAAATACGCGTATTTGCCATGGTGAATATTCTCACTCAGACACTTATGGCCCCTTTGCATAAGTGGATATTTCTGAGGCTACGTAAGATTTCGACGGACGGGACCTTCAATCAAGTCGCTCCGGTGGAGCGTTTGATAAAGAGGTTTCGAAAGGAGGGCTCTTGGGTGGCCTCTTATGATTTGTCGGCTGCAACTGATCGTCTACCTCTTGCGTTGCAAGTGAGACTGTTGGTGCCGATAATGGGTGAGAAAATGGTGGCGCATTGGGCGAACCTCTTGGTTTCTCAACCATATGGCTTACCTAAAGTAGCTAAAAGTTACAATTTAGGGTTTGACCGCGTAGTTTACGCGGTCGGGCAGCCAATGGGAGCGTTATCGAGTTGGGCGTTACTAGCGCTTACCCACCATGCATTGGTGCAGATGGCGGCTTACGAGGTACACAAACATTCAGGATGGTTCCTGGATTACGCAATACTCGGTGACGATGTGGTCATTGCTGACCGTGCCGTTGCACAGAGATATCTTTCGATAATGAAGGAGATAGGCGTAGACATTAGCTTAGCAAAAAGCTTAGTCTCGAATACTTCTTCTTTAGAGTTTGCGAAGCGAACTTGGGTCGGAGGACGGGATGTGACGCCAGTATCACTAGCAGAGATGCTAGTGGCCTTGCGCTCCTTAGGAGCGCTAGGCGAACTGGTCAACAAGAATATGAAGTTTGGAGTGATCCAGATTTCTTCCGTAGCACGTTTCTGTGGTTTCGGCTTCCGAAACTTGGCGCGATTGCCAATCGTGTTAGGTCTAGGGAATCGTCTATCAGGCTTAATCGCATATCTCTGCCGCCCGGGCGGACTATGGCCAATGCCTCTTGAGGCATGGTTATTATCTGTTGCACCTGGCGCGCAGGAGGGTAAAATTATTGATCCAAATACTTGGACAATATCCAGCCGCCTATGGCGGAGGACCCTTACTGTGCTTATTCAGTCTGTGGTTAAGTTCGAGCGACTCTTGTTCACTCTAAGTATGGCGGATTTCACAACTCTAACTGTATGGCTAAAGCCAAAACAGGGTGAGAAGTTTGATCCATCAACCGCTAGAGGAAAAGGTAAAGATTTAAAGGTCGAAAGACCTTTCTTCTCGCCTTCAATGAAGGACTTCTTTGGGATGGACCGAGATTCGGTCGCCTGGAGCGAGTTCTTTACTGAGTGGGTAGCTCGACCTTATACTAACGGACTGCGTAAAACACACGAACGTATCGATGACCGTCTGCGAGTTTACGACCCAGGGATTCTTCCCGCTTGGAATACGTTATATGACATATTCACGGAAATTGGAGCCTGTGAGGATGGAGTGAACCTCCTTCCGATCAAGATTGGGTATACTCAACGTTTAGACGATGAGATTGCCCCTTCTGCGAAGCTAATCACTTTGTGGCGACAACTACGAGTTATAGCTCATCGAGAGCGTATTCCGAGTGTCAGCATTAGAGAGGGTTACGTTAACGCGCCGGAGGCGCGGAGACGTCGACGTGGAGGTTAACCAGACTGAAGCGTTAGGGAGCACCCAAAGTTATCTTAGAGCTTAGGCTGAGCCTAATTCTCGAAAGACAAAAATGTAGTGCGTTACTAAGCGCAATCAGGCCAGATAACCCATGGACGCAAGTCTATGGGGGGGCTGGACCCTG